TCTACCGTTCTATGATTATATCTGCCGAGCAACACGCAAACAACCAGTGGCTAGTTCCAGATGACGATAGCGTTAGTGGCATTAGTGGCCGTGCGGGTGCGATTATTAAGTGGCGTGCAACCAACCCTAATGGTAAGCCAGAGCGTTTAGCTCCGGGCGGTGATGCAGGTATTGCTTATCAGCAGTATGAATTACATGAGCAACAAATTAAACGTATGTTCTTTAATCATTTATTCCGACCGCTAGATCAATATAGAAATATGACGGCCACAGAAGTACAAGAGCGTATGACTACAGACTTAATGACTCTTGCTCCGTTTGTTTCTCGTTATGTAGAAGAACACGTGACTCCAGTAATGGAACACGTTTATTATATGCTAGCTAAAAAGAATCTATTGCCAGAGCTTCCACAAGAGTTACAGGATGATCCTAACTACGAGATTGATTACGTAGGACGTTTATCTTTGGCTACTAAGTCTTTTGAAACTATGGGTGCTATTAATACGCTTCGTGTATTTGGTGAGCTTGCTCAAATGAATCCCGCTATGATGCAGTCACTACAAAACGTACAGCCCGACAAGTTGTTCCGTGAAATATGGTATGCAAACAGTTCTAGTATGAACGCATTAAAAGACCCAGAAGAGGTTTTACGTGAGCGTGAGATACAAGAGCAAAAGGTTGAACAGATGCGTGAAATGCAAATGATGCCCGCTATGGCTGATGCTACACAAAAATTAAGTGGCAAGGTTGACCCAACAAGTATAATAGCACAAATGGAAGAGTAATATGTCACTAGATGATAATAGAAAACTTATTAGTCATTACTTTCGTACATTTCAAAATGTAGATGGCGAAGAGGTATTAAAGGATTTAAGAAAGTTTTCGGCAATGGATGAGCCTGCTGGTGCGTCATTGTCTCATCAAGAGTGTGCATATCGTAATGCTATGCGTGATTTTTATTTATATATAGAAGCAATGGTGGCAGGAGAAGATGGCTAAAGATACAATATTACAACGTATTGGTGTGTCTGGTTATAACAAACCTAAGCGTACACCTAGCCACCCTAAGAAGTCACACGTTGTTGTGGCTAAGGTTGGTGACAAAGTTAAGACTATAAGATTTGGAGAACAGGGAGCTTCTACGGCAGGCAAGCCTAAGTCGGGTGAGTCAAAACGTATGAAGATGAAACGTAAATCATTCAAGGCTCGGCATCGCAGAAACATTGCAAAAGGCAAGATGAGTGCGGCATACTGGGCAGATAAGGTAAAATGGTAATGGCTAAAATTAAATATCAAGGTAGAAAACGTAATCGTGTTACAGCAGGTCAAATAGCACGTAAAAAACAACAAGTAGAAGATAAAAAGAAAATAGATGAGTCTATGGTAGATACTGCTAGAGGTAAACGTCCTACTGACGAAACTAAAAAAATAAAAGAAGAAATTAAAAACAGACAGCCTGTAGGTACTGGTAAAGGTAAAAATTACGATGCTGGGACTGTATTAAATAGCCGTGGTTCTCAACCTGCAAAGCCAAGTAAAAAAGTTGCTGAAGCTATGAAGCCTTTAGCCGAGGCCGCTAAAAATAAAACTTTAGTTGGTGGTACAAAACCTACTGGGACTATGGCTAAACTTTTAGAAGCTATGTCTCAATCTGACAAAAAGAAAAAGAAAAAGAAATCTTCTGGTTTACGTGCTGTTCGCAGAATGATGAGCAGTCGTTACCAGCGATAATAAAAATAACATAAGGAGTAGTATGGAAGAACAGACACCTGTCGAAGCACCCTCTGTTGAGGAAACTGCAACACAGCCTGTAGAAAACTTCGTTGATGGATCAGGTAATTTTTCTGAGGATTTTCTTCAGAGCTTACCAGATGACTTAGGTGGTCATAGCATCCTTCAGAAATATAACAACCCGATTGATCTTATTAAGGGATCAATTAATGCACAGAGCTTGGCTGGCAAAAAAGCTGAAGAGTTCTGGACATCTGATGATGAAAGTATCGTAGCACAACGTAATGAAATTATGGGTGTTCCTAGCAGTGTAGATGATTATGAAATTAATCTATCTGAAGCTCCAGAAGATTCTATATCTGAAGAAGTTATTGATAACTTTAAAGAGCTTGCACATAGTTTAGGTATGCCTGTAAAAACAGCTCAAGCAATTATTGATTGGGAGATTGCTAACGTTAAATCTGACATTGAAGGAGAAGAAGAGTTTTATCAGCAAGAGCTTGATGAATCTGAAGGAGTTCTTCGGGAGCAATGGAAAGGCGATACTTTCGATTACAATTTAGCTAAAGTTTCTGAAGCTATGGATTATTTAGAGTTAAGTGACTTAAAGGATAATCCTAAGTTTGCTAATGATCCAGACTTTATTATGGCAATCTTTAATAAAATTGTTCCGTTAATTGATAGCGATGACATTATTGCAGAACGTAAGACTGAAAATTATGCAACTATTTCTGATTCACTTGCTGACTTAGAAAAGCGTATGTTTGATTATCAGGGTTCTACAAGTGGACACGAATATCAACGAATGGTTCAGGAAAGAAAGGCACTTCTTGAAAAGATAGTTTAAAATTTATCTTGACAAGTTGTTACTAATAGTTTAAAAGGTGCGTAGATTAATAGTAGATACCTCTTTGAGCCTGCAATGTTAATCGAAGGTGAGAATCTTAAATCTAGGTTAGACCCGCAGGTGCGGATACTCAGAGCCGAAATAAACTGTATATTATAATTATTAATTAGGAGATTAATTATGGCGGCATTTGATGCTAATAAATATGCTATCGGCTTTGATCGTGCGGTGCGTGAACAAGTCGAAGTAAAGGGTGGTAAGTTACGCCCATATGTTCAACTCGCTTCTGGCGATTTGTTTCGTAAAGAAGGTGTTTATCAATTAACAGCTTCTTCTGGAATCCCAACAGCTAAAACAGCGGCATTCACAGACTCACCTGATAGTAGTGAGTTGACTTACACTCGTCGACGTACATCACGTTCTGCGTATGAAGATGGTCAGTGGATGGACTGGGCTGAAGCAAGCAAGATGGTCTTTGACCCTCGCTCAACTAAAATTACTGCAATGAAGAATAAGTTCCTTCGTTTGGAAGACTTGATTCTTGATGCGGCTATGTTGGGTGTTGCTAAAGGTGGAGCTAACGGTGAAACCAATACATACTTCGGTGGTAACACAACTGCGGCTACTGACACAGCTAACATCATTGGTGTTACTGTTCAAGGTGGTTCTGGTTCTGCGGCTACTGGATTCAACTACGAAAAGTTCCTTGCTACATTAAGTCAGTTCGGAAACAATAGTGTTGACATCGAAACTCTTCAACCTGTTATCAAGGTTTCTTGGAATCAGTGGAAAGATATGATGAAAGATGATAACTTCATTAACTTTGACTTCACAGCGGCTCGTCCTATTGACGGTTCAGTTGGTGTAGTAAAAGACTATATGGGTTGTAAATTCTGCATCAGCAACATTCTTCCTTACTTTAACACAGCGACTCCTGCACAGTCAGACGATTTTAATATCGATTTGTCAGCAGACGTTGTGGCTTCTGGTGCTTGGGGAGATACTGATAGTTCTGCAACTCGTGCGGCATATGCATTCGTTCAGGATGCTACACTACTCGAAATCAACCCTGAGATCACTACTAAGGTGACTGAGCGTGCTGATAAAGGTTTCGACTGGTATGCTTACATGAAGATGGAACTCGGTGCAGTACGTATGGAAGATGAAAAGGTTATAGCAATCGCTTGCTTGGAATCTTAATTCTTCAATAACAATGGGGAGGGCAACCTCCCCTTTACCCCTTTTTATATATTATGGCTCTGACAAAAATAGATATAGTTAATCTTGCATTTAACAAACTTGGTAGTGAACGACTCACTCTTACTGATTCAGAGCTGACGGCAAATACTTTGTCACAAGCAAAGACTGCTAATCTTCACTATGATCAAACTCTTAATGAGTTAGTTCGTATGCACTCTTGGAATTGTTGTAAAAAACGCAACGAACTTTCTCCATATAAATTAAAAATAACTATTCCTACAACCGTTAGCACAGCTAGTTATATAGCTACAGCTACAATACCTTCTGGTCAGTCTACACAAAATACATTTACAAACTATGCTAAGTATGATTTTAATGGCGGATATACGGCCGCAGTAGCAAACGATGAGGAAGGTGGAACATTATCTAGAGTTTCTACAGGATCATTAATAGATACTGATGTATGGAGATTGTTGTGGTATGACGGAAGTGCTACCTATCAAGTTGATATTTCAAGCCTTTTATTTGACCCATCTAATACATACACTCATTTAGCAGGTAATTTTGTAGTAGAAAAAGTAAAACCTAGTTTTGGATTTGATTATCAGTTTTTATGTTTACCAGATGCAATTCGTTCTCTTTATCTAACTAACACAAACAGCACTAATTATTTTTTACGGCCAAGTGTTGATTGGGATAAAGAGGAAAATATTATATTAAGTAATCACGAGCGTGTGTTTCTTTGTTATGATGGTGTACCAACACCAACAAATATGGATTCATTATTTGCTCAATCATTTATTTCATTATTAGCGGCTCGTATGGCTATTCCTATTACTGGTGATGCAGGTATAGGTAATTCAATATTATCTGAATTATATACAGTTACATTACCAGAAGCTAAACGTGTAAATGGATTTGAACAAAAACAATCACCAGTTGTAGATAGTGACTGGATGGAAGCAACGTTTACTAGCAATACGGGATATACATACGATTACACAAAAGAGTGGTACTAGATGGCAAAAAAAGTTATTAACGCTTTTAATGGTGGGGAAGTATCACCTAATCTATATGCAAGAACAGACAATGAGTTGTATAATAAATCTTGCATTAAAATGGAAAACTTTTTACCGCTAGAATA